CACCATCGTCTAAAATAATGACTTCTATTATATTGTAATACGTCTGTAATTGTAGGTTATATTCTATCAACTTTTCAAACTTTTTACGATGATACGTAGGGATGATAATACTACAACTCATTTAATAGTACGCTATATAAAAAATAAAATAAATGCTTCCTATAATGAACGAGTACGCCCGAATCTCTCAAATACATTATAGGTATCAGCAAGGGGAAAACAAAGAAAAACAAGATGCTTATGCTACCAAAAAATTAAGTCGTCTTGGGTATAATTTAGATGCTAACAATACAAACAAAGACGTATTGACGGCCACGAAAGGAGATAAAGTCCATATCAATTATACAGGGACGAATATAAATAACCCTCGTGATTTATTAAGTGATGTTGCCCTTGGTACAGGAACACAGCGGTCTAATCCGCAATTCAAACAAAGACGACAAAAAACAAGAGATATCATGCGTCAATATGGAGATGACAAGGAGTATTCTCTCGGTGGACATTCCCTTGGTGGAAGTATTGCTTTGAATACCATTTCTCAATCTAAATCCATAAGAGATAGAGTCAAAGAAGTCCATGTCTTCAATCCAGGATATACAAAACTATTTCATGAATCTATTCAAGTGGATAAACCTACCAAGAGAGATTTAAATAAAAAAGTCAATATACATCGAGTAAAATCGGATATTGTTTCTGCCCATGCCAACAAAGAGACCGCTTTTGGAAATCTATTTGAATACAAACACGCAGACAAAAACTCTGACTTGAGCGATAAGCATTCGTTGGATACATTTATAGAACAGGAACTATAAATAATAAAACAGTAGAGTATGGAAAAGCATACGTTGCCTATGATTATTCAAGACTTGAAAGCAAAGAGGGATGCTCTTTCTCTCGCCCACGAACAATTAAAAAAGGATAACGACAGTTGGAATAAATGTATCATCGTCTTGTCCTTATCTACGGGTATGTTTGAATCTATGAAAATTCAAATGGGTTGGACGAACAAGATGGTAGCACTTGTACCTATTGCATTGTCCTCTATCATTGCTTCTATTTCTGCTCTTATAAGATTTAAAAAGTTCCCTGAACAGTTAGAGTTGATACTACAAGCACAATTGATATTAACACATACCCTAAACAATGCTAGGAATGAGATTGAATTATCCCCTACGTTAATCAAAGATTACAACGATGCACTAGAGAGATTGGAAACAAGTATCTATCCTGATATACGAAAGAATTATCTTAAAATCTCTCATAACAACTTGATAAGTATCATGAAGCAAGAACAGAAATTCTTTGATACCTTACACAAGGTAGAAATCGGTGAATCCATTGGTTCATCCGTCAGTTCGGACCTTACACCAACAGAAGAAAGAGAATTATAATACAATTTGAATAAATATAGTTTCCTATCTCTCTTCTTTATTTATTTCAATCCTATTTCAAAATGATAAAGTCAGGAATCCGTACAATCTGGCAAAGTGAGATTGGCTTTTGGAAATGACTGATTCTTTGCCCCCGAAAGGGGGGTAAATACATAGTAATCTATTGCATTGGAATACATAAATCCTATAAAAGTGTATACATGAACAATCTAATCTCTCTTCTTTATTTATTTCAATCCTATTTTAAAACTATAAAGTCAGGAATCCGTACAATCTGGCAAAGTGAGATTGGCTTTTGGAAATGACTGATTCTTTGCCCCCGAAAGGGGGGTAAATACATAGTAATCTATTGCATTGGAATGGTTCAATCCTCCGCCTAATATAATACCAAAATAGAGAACATTCCGAGAACATTCCGCCCGACAAATACCGACCTCATATTAGAGCATAATGTAGGTAAAAAGAATATGATAGAAAATATAAATTGTTATCATTATGCTGACAAATTATATTTAGTGTATTTTTACAATTATGATAACAAATAATTTCAACAAAAATAAATAATTATGACCTAAATAGATAACAAAATAGACAACCAAAATATAAATACTTTTGCCTAACTTTATGCTCTAATATAATAAAATAAGTATTTGATTTTTATGACGTTATTTGCTCTAATATTATATTATATTTACTAATATAATATTATTATAATAATATTATATTAGTAAATATAATATAATATTAGAGCAAATAACGTCATAAAAATCAAATACTTATTTTATTATATTAGAGCATAAAGTTAGGCAAAAGTATTTATATTTTGGTTGTCTATTTTGTTATCTATTTAGGTCATAATTATTTATTTTTGTTGAAATTATTTGTTATCATAATTGTAAAAATACACTAAATATAATTTGTCAGCATAATGATAACAATTTATATTTTCTATCATATTCTTTTTACCTACATTATGCTCTAATATGAGGTCGGTATTTGTCGGGCGGAATGTTCTCGGAATGTTCTCTATTTTGGTATTATATTAGGCGGAGGATTGAACCATTCCAATGCAATAGATTACTATGTATTTACCCCCCTTTCGGGGGCAAAGAATCAGTCATTTCCAAAAGCCAATCTCACTTTGCCAGATTGTACGGATTCCTGACTTTATAGTTTTAAAATAGGATTGAAATAAATAAAGAAGAGAGATTAGATTGTTCATGTATACACTTTTATAGGATTTATGTATTCCAATGCAATAGATTACTATGTATTTACCCCCCTTTCGGGGGCAAAGAATCAGTCATTTCCAAAAGCCAATCTCACTTTGCCAGATTGTACGGATTCCTGACTTTATCATTTTGAAATAGGATTGAAATAAATAAAGAAGAGAGATAGGAAACTATATTTATTCAAATTGTATTATAATTCTCTTTCTTCTGTTGGTGTAAGGTCCGAACTGACGGATGAACCAATGGATTCACCGATTTCTACCTTGTGTAAGGTATCAAAGAATTTCTGTTCTTGCTTCATGATACTTATCAAGTTGTTATGAGAGATTTTAAGATAATTCTTTCGTATATCAGGATAGATACTTGTTTCCAATCTCTCTAGTGCATCGTTGTAATCTTTGATTAACGTAGGGGATAATTCAATCTCATTCCTAGCATTGTTTAGGGTATGTGTTAATATCAATTGTGCTTGTAGTATCAACTCTAACTGTTCAGGGAACTTTTTAAATCTTATAAGAGCAGAAATAGAAGCAATGATAGAGGACAATGCAATAGGTACAAGTGCTACCATCTTGTTCGTCCAACCCATTTGAATTTTCATAGATTCAAACATACCCGTAGATAAGGACAAGACGATGATACATTTATTCCAACTGTCGTTATCCTTTTTTAATTGTTCGTGGGCGAGAGAAAGAGCATCCCTCTTTGCTTTCAAGTCTTGAATAATCATAGGCAACGTATGCTTTTCCATACTCTACTGTTTTATTATTTATAGTTCCTGTTCTATAAATGTATCCAACGAATGCTTATCGCTCAAGTCAGAGTTTTTGTCTGCGTGTTTGTATTCAAATAGATTTCCAAAAGCGGTCTCTTTGTTGGCATGGGCAGAAACAATATCCGATTTTACTCGATGTATATTGACTTTTTTATTTAAATCTCTCTTGGTAGGTTTATCCACTTGAATAGATTCATGAAATAGTTTTGTATATCCTGGATTGAAGACATGGACTTCTTTGACTCTATCTCTTATGGATTTAGATTGAGAAATGGTATTCAAAGCAATACTTCCACCAAGGGAATGTCCACCGAGAGAATACTCCTTGTCATCTCCATATTGACGCATGATATCTCTTGTTTTTTGTCGTCTTTGTTTGAATTGCGGATTAGACCGCTGTGTTCCTGTACCAAGGGCAACATCACTTAATAAATCACGAGGGTTATTTATATTCGTCCCTGTATAATTGATATGGACTTTATCTCCTTTCGTGGCCGTCAATACGTCTTTGTTTGTATTGTTAGCATCTAAATTATACCCAAGACGACTTAATTTTTTGGTAGCATAAGCATCTTGTTTTTCTTTGTTTTCCCCTTGCTGATACCTATAATGTATTTGAGAGATTCGGGCGTACTCGTTCATTATAGGAAGCATTTATTTTATTTTTTATATAGCGTACTATTAAATGAGTTGTAGTATTATCATCCCTACGTATCATCGTAAAAAGTTTGAAAAGTTGATAGAATATAACCTACAATTACAGACGTATTACAATATAATAGAAGTCATTATTTTAGACGATGGTG